CTCGGTATCCGGGACGGAATTATCCGCGACCAAACAGCACTGAGAACGCTTCAGGAATACATCAGGACGCAATGCCTGAAATAATTTTTTTGCAAATCACAAAGTCCATTTAATGAGCCTCGCGATGCGGGGCTTTTTTATGTCCGCAGTAAACGCGCATCTCACGCGCATATTAACGAGAGCCTTTCAGTAAGCGAGCCTGAGAAAAGCCGTTATAGGTGGCGACCTCTCTCGGGCGGCTTTTCTGTGAGACAGGCTCACTTTCTAAAAGGTAAATACGCTATGAATAATCCGTCAGTTATTCCGGCCTTCGACTTCCGAGAAATGGTCACAACCCTCGACAACAAGATAATCACCACATCACTCAAGGTGGCGGATTACTTTGGCAAGCGACGCAAAGACGTTTTGCGTGCCATACGTAACCTGAAATGCTCCGATGACTTCACCCAGCGCAATTTTGCGCCCATTGATTTCATTGATAAAAATGGCGATGTTCAGCCTATGTATAACATCACCCGCGACGGATGCATGATGCTCGTGATGGGGTTCACTGGCAAAACAGCTGCCGCAGTAAAGGAGTGTTACATCAATGCCTTTAACTGGATGGCCGAGCAGCTAAACCGACGCATGGCGATGGGTGAAGAAATGCAGCACCGCTACGCCATTAAAGAAACACGCTCAAAGCTGAAAGGCACGATCGGCAGCCGGTTAATGAACGAGAGGAAGAAAGAGAAGCGCGTCCTTGAGCTCGAACATGAGCACATCATGCAGGTAACGCAGCCGGAATTACTTATTGGCTGATCGCGTCATTACAGAAGCTCTTCACTGAGGGGCTTCGATAATGATCTGTGTAACCCCGCAAGGATGGTGATCACATCTTGCTGACGGGTAAGCCGTAAGTGGCTAAGCACTTCTGAGAAGCATGGCAACCGCTGCGACAAGGTAAAGAGGTAATCATGTCAGACATCTACCAAATCACCCTAACCACCCAGACAGGCGAAACATTCACGGGCAAGATGTCACGACGTCAGCCTGAGCTGGTTAATGGCTTCGTGCCGCTGGCGACCGAGACGGGACAGTGGCTATATTTCGCGCCTGCCGATGTAAAGCGCGTGGAGTTCACGCCAGTACCGGAAGAGCAGACCGAACAGCCAGCAGAACAAGCGACGGAGTAACCCATGGTTAACGATGACGAGCGCAGGCCATATCCGCCAGTTAACTTCATCGACTCCGAAAGCTGGCAGCCATACACCAGGCTGATCCCCGCTAACGAAGTGCATGAGTGGATAAACCGGCAAATCATCAGCGATACCGGCAGCATCCATAACCCTGACCACGAACACCTGCTTGAGGCTGACCTCTGCTTCATGTGGGCGTCTGACTCTTTCGCGAAGAAAGGGCGCTACGTTCTCGGTCAGGCTGAACAGGTAATGCTACGCGCCGGTGGCTGGCAGAAAGCCAGAATGGAACAGCAGATGCATGAATGGTTCGGGCGCATACCGAAGTTCATCATCACGCTGGCAGCCGATTATTGCTCACAATGCAGTGACCTCGAGTTCTGCGCGCTGGTAGAACATGAGCTTTACCACATTGCCCAGGCCACCGATGATTTCGGCGCGCCGAAGTTCAATAAAGAGACCGGGCAGCCAGTGCTCACACTACGCGGCCACGACGTCGAAGAATTCACTGGTGTCGTACGTCGATACGGTGCCAGCAAAGAAGTACAGGAGCTCGTTGATGCGGCCAATGCACCAGCAGAAGTGGCTCACATCGATATAGCCAGGTCATGCGGGACGTGCATGCTAAAGCTGGCGTAACGCTTTATTCAGATTGTCATGGAGGTAGCCTGTGGCAGCATTATCGACAGAGGTTAAAGCCTTCATCGTTCAGTCACTCGCCTGCTACGAGACCCCAGTAAAAGTCATTGAGCTTGTAAAGGCTGAATACGGCATTGATGTCTCACGACAGCAGGTGTCGCAATATACGCCAGGCAACGCAATGGCGGCCAAGCTGAGCCAGAAGTGGATTGACCTGTTCAACGCCACCCGTAAACGATTCCAGAATGAGATCGCCGACATACCGATCGCGAACAAAGCGTACCGGTTACGCGTTCTCGACCGAATGGCGACCAATGCTGAAAAGATGAAGAACTACGGCATGACCTCGCAACTTATCGAGCAGGCCGCCAAAGAAATGGGCGATGCCTACACTAATCGCCAGAAGGTCGAGCATACAAGCCCTGATGGCAGCATGACTCCTCAGCCGACAATCATCCAGTTACTACCTGTTGAGCCGAAAGCATGAGTGAAGCCGTTCAACTGCCGATCCCCGCGAAGCTTGCGCCACTGTTCACTGCCGTGAATAAGCGTTACCGGTGCTCGCACGGTGGACGTGGCAGCGCCAAGACGCGCACATTCGCACTGATGACTGCAGTAAAGGCGTATCAGTCGATGATGAACGGTGAAAGCGGGGTGGTGCTCTGCGCGCGTGAGTTCATGAACTCGCTGGAAGAGTCGAGCATGCAGGAAGTGAAACAGGCGATCCTGTCTGTTCCCTGGCTGGCTTCTAACTTCGATATTGGCGAGAAGTACATCCGCACCATCGACAAGAGCGTTAACTACGTGTTCTGCGGTCTCCGGCATAACCTCGACAGCATCAAGTCGAAAGCTCGCATCCTACTCTGCTGGGTAGACGAGGCCGAATCAGTCAGCGAAATAGCCTGGCAGAAGCTGAGCCCGACCGTTCGTGAGGAGGGATCGGAGATTTGGGTGACGTGGAACCCGGAGCGCGATGGTAGCGCCACGGATAAGCGTTTCCGCAAAGAAGCCGGCGACGACTGCATCACCGTTGAGATGAACTATACGGATAACCCCTGGTTCCCCGACGTGCTGGAAGGTGAGCGCCTGAATGACCAACGCCGCCTCGACCCGGCAACATACGCATGGGTGTGGGAGGGGGCTTACCTCGAAAACTCCGACAAGCAGGTGCTGGCCGGGAAATACCGGATTGCCGAGTTCTCGGACCAACTATGGAAAGAGGCCGATCGCCTGTTCTTCGGTGCTGACTTCGGATTCGCCAAAGACCCTAACACGCTGGTGCGCTCGTTCATCCTTCACAACCGGCTGTACATCGAATACGAGGCATACGGTCAGCAGACAGAGCTCGACCATATGCCAGAGCTTTACGACACAATTCCCGGGTCGCGTGACTGGCCCATCAAGGCCGACTCTGCCCGACCCGAGACGATTAGCTATCTCAAGCGGCAGGGATTCAACATCTCAGCTGCTGAGAAATGGCAGGGGAGCGTTGAGGACGGGATCGCCCATCTTCGCGGCTTCGACGAAATCATCATCCATCCGCGCTGCAAGAACGTGGCGCGCGAGGCCCGCATGTGGTCATACAAAACTGACCGCATCACCGGCGAGGTATTGCCGAAGCTCGCCGATGGCTATGAGCACTGCTGGGATGGCATTCGCTATAGCCTAGACGGGCACATTAAGCGTAAAGGCCAGATGGCCGGGATGATGATTCCAAAAAGGTTGAGATAAAAACTCCGGTTCGGTTTGCCCATTCAGAATGCAGTATCATTTGTGCATGCTAACGAATGGAGATTGATATGAACTGGTCAGTGTTTTGGTCTGCGGTTTCTGCTGTTTTTACCGGCTTAACAGTTTTGATAGCTGTTTGGGCAATGTTCCGGTGGCGGAAGCAAGAGGAATTGAAAGCCAAATTGAATTTCAAAATGGCCGTAGCTAATTACTCATTTCAATTAACTCAAATGCCTATAATGCTCAATAACCCAGTGATAAGGCATGAGAGTGTAGATAGCACCAAGAGACTAAATGAATTGCTTGCTGCGGCCAACAATGCCTGGATGATATGCGAAGGATTATTGGACAGTAACCGAGAAGTGAAAGAGTCTTGGGACTTTATATTCAACAATAATAAGTTGTATTTCAGTGGTGATCTGGACTCTGCACTTCTTGGTCAAGCATGTATAGGAATATTGAAGAATAAGTTCGTATTCGATTAGTTAGTTCACATCTTAAGGTCGCTCCGGCGGCCTTTTTTATTGCCATAAATCCACCAACGGACAAACCATGACTGACAAATTAACTCTCGCCGTCAACCATGCGTTGAACGATGCGCGGATGGCGCGCGCCCGTATGGGGCTGATGGCGCCGACGATGGGGCTGGACAATAAGCGCCATTCCGCATGGTGCGAGTATGGCTTCCCTGAGCAGGTAACCTACGAAAACCTCTATGCCTTGTACCGGCGCGGTGGTATCGCGCACGGTGCCGTTGAGAAGCTGGTGGGCAAGTGCTGGCAGACCAACCCGGAAATCATCGAGGGTGACGATGCCGACGAGAGCAAGGACGAGACTGCTTGGGAGAAGAAGACCAAAAAGGTATTCACTAAGCGCCTCTGGCGAGCCTTTGCTGAAGCTGACCGCCGCCGCTTGGTCGGGCGCTATGCAGGAATCCTGCTGCACATCAATGATTCTAGAGCGTGGGATCAGCCGGTTGTCCGGGGGAAGTCACTCAAAAAGGTTACGATCGCGTGGGCTGGGTCTTTAACTGTCAGCGAGTGGGTAACTGACCAGAAATCGGCAGACTACGGGCAACCAAAGCAGTGGAAATACGTTGAGAGCTTGCCAAACGGCGGAACTAATCAGCGCTTTGTGCATCCTGATCGCGTCTTCATCTTGGGAGACTACTCGAATGATGCCATTGGCTTCCTTGAGCCTGGCTATAACGCCTGCGTCAGCCTTGAGAAGGTCGAGGGTGGTTCTGGTGAGTCATTCCTGAAGAACGCCGCGCGGCAGCTTAATGTCAATTTTGAGAAGGAAATCGACTTCAACAATCTCGCGTCACTTTATGGCGTGAGCATTGACGAGTTGCAGGATAAGTTTAACGAAGTTGCCGGGGAAATGAACCGTGGTAACGATGTTCTGATGACAACCCAAGGGGCTACAGTCGCACCACTGGTTACAGCTGTAGCGGATCCGTCAGCGACCTATAACGTCAACCTGCAAACCTTCGCTGCATCTGTTGATATCCCTGTGAAAGTTCTGGTTGGGATGCAGACGGGTGAAAGGGCAAGCACCGAGGATCAGAAATATTTCAACGCGCGCTGTCAGTCACGCCGCGGTGACCTGTCATTCGAAATTGAAGACTTCAGTGACAAGCTCATCGACCTGAACATCATTGATGCTGTCAGCGAGAAGACGGTTATCTGGGATGACCTCAACGAGCAGACAGGAACTGAGAAACTCGCCAATGCCAAAACCATGGCAGAGATTAACCAGACGTTCCAGGGCAGCGGAGAGAATCCGGCATTCAGCCGTGAAGAAATTCGCACGGCAGCCGGTTATGAAAACGTCGATGAATTCCCGTTAGGAGAAGAGGATGGCGACGAAAAAGACGAAGCCTCCAATTCTACCGCGTAACTACCAGGATCCGACCGGAGCCGATGCGCTGGAACGCCGGGCAATGAAAGACTTCGCCAGGCGGATGAATAAGATTGGCAAGGCGTACAAATCAGCACTCGACAAAATACCTTCCTCCATCGCAGTAAACGCCAGATACGAATACCAGCTAAACCCGACGCTGCTCTCCATCATCCTGAACGATGCCAGTTACCTGGTTGATCAGGTGCTGCTTGAAGGTGGCGATTACGACCTGTGGTTTTACGAGTACATCGATCTGGCATCGGAGAAAGGGACCGGTCAGTCGTTCTACAACCTCAGCCAGCAGTCGCCGGTGTACGCTGCTGGTCGTGAGTCGTTAGCATCCATCCTCGCAAGCGACCCGTACCAGCAACGAATGGCACTGGTGCATGCACGTGTATTTGAGGAAATGAAGGGGCTGACGGCTGAAGTTAAGCGCGACATGGCGCGCGTGCTGACTGATGGAGTGGGGAGAGGGCTTAACCCGCTGGACATTGCCCGCAACCTGACAGACCAGACCGGCATCGAGAAACGCCGGGCGAACCGGATAGCACGCACTGAAGTGACTACCGCGCTGCGCCGGGCCAAGTGGGATGAAGACCAGGAGGCGAATGACCTCTTCGGCCTGAAAACGCTGCTGGTTCACATCTCGGCGCTTTCACCGACAACCCGGCATACCCATGCAGTGCGCCACGCCCACCTCTACACCAATGAAGAGGTTCGTGACTGGTACAGCAAGGATGGCAACTCCATCAACTGCAAATGCAGCCAGCAGTCGGTGCTGGTGGATGCGGACGGTAAGCCGGAATACCCGGACACCATCACGAAACTCAAACAGGAATATAAATCGATGCAGGCGCGCGGTTACGCCTGGGCGGAGAAATAACTATGCCTATGCAGGTCAACATCACCACGAAGGTGAACAGCCAGTCTATCCGGCGCGAAACATACAACGGGCGTGAGCACCTGGTGCTGCCGAGCTACACACTGCCAGCAAACGTCGTCATGAACGGCGGTCTGTACACGCAAGAGCAAATCGACGCCCATTACAAGGGGCTGGAAGGCACCCTGGCACCGCTTGGGCATCCTCAGGTTAACGGTCAGTTCGTGTCTGCTTTCTCCCCAGAGGGGATTAACGCAGGCCATATCGGCGCGTGGAACCGCAACGTTAAGAAGTCCGGTAATCGCATCTACCTCGAAAAGTGGGTTGATGTGGCCCGTGCCAGTGAGTCAGAAGGCGGTAAAGAACTACTTGAACGTGTCGCTGCTATTGAGCGTGGTGAAGACGTTCCGCCGATTCATACCAGTGTTGCCGCATTCCTCGACCAACTTGAACCCAACGATCAGCAGCGCGCCACAGGTGCTGAGTGGGTAGCCGACATCCATGGCATGGACCACGACGCGATCCTGCTGCACGAAGTCGGAGCCGCCACCCCTGAGCAGGGCGTTGGCCTGATGGTTAACGCTGATCTGGCTCAGCCGCTTAAAGCGAACTCAGGCGCGCTGGTGGGTGAATCATACCGGGAGCGTGAACAGCGCCTCGATCGTGCAGCCAAAGCTAAGTTTGCGCCGGGTACGGATGAATATGCCTGGGTTGCTGACTTCACTGACTCGCAGGTGGTCATCGTGCGAAATGGCGGTGATACACAGGTTTACGGTTATTCCGCTGATGGCGGGAAGATCACCATCGACGATACCGGCACTGTAGTAGCGCGTCAGGAGTCGTGGGTGGCCGTCGTAGCAAACAAATTTAAAGCTCTATTCACACCGCAGGAGCAGCCTGCACCAAACCACAAAACGGAGGGCGACATGCCTTTAACCAAAGAAGAACTGGAACAAATCGGCAGCATGATCGGCCAGGCTGTTGCGACCAATACTGAAGCGGCTATTAAGCCTCTCGCGGAAAAGGTTGATGCGCTGCAGGCCAATCAGAAGCAACTCGCGGAAACCCTGACCGCGAACTCTCGTGCCGAAGAGAAAGCAAAGCGCGAAGCGGTTGCGAAAGTACATGGCGATATCGTCGCGAACGCTCTGTCAGGCGAAGCTCTGGACGCCATGTTCAAGTCGCTGGGCGAAGCTGCTCCGCTGGGCACCAACAATGCACAGCAGCACAAAGAAACCGGCGCACCTGCCGCAGACGAACACTTCAAGTAAGGAGCCGGAATAATGCCACGTTATCGTCGCGTTAATATCGACGGTCAGTCTCTGTACAAGACCGAAACCCGCACCACGGCCGCCGCGTTGCTTCCAGGCACCGCCGCAACTATCAACTCATCCGATAAATTCGCTCAGGCCACCGCGCTAACCGGCCGCCTGTACATCATCGATGTCGGTTATCACCAGGGTCTGACCATCACTGAATCAATCCCTGCCGGTGATTCGGCAGTAGGTAACTACGTCGAAGAAGGTCGTGAGCTGGCGTTGCGTTGCCAGCCTGGCGCGTACAAAAAAGACAGCCCAATCAAGCTGGGAACTGCCGGTCAGTTCACCCTTGCCACCTCCGACACTGATTCAGTGATCGGCTACAGCCAGGATGAATACACCATCGCAGCCAGCACCACCGACTTCATTCGCGTGCGCATGCGCGTTGGTACTGTCGCCGCAGCTGGCGCGTAACAAAAGGACAAACACATATGTACTTCTCTAAAGAGACGCTGGCGACTAACTCCCGCCTCGGCGGGCACTGGAGCGAACTGTGGGCAAACCGCAACATGTGGAACCTGCAGAACGATTCCATCATCGCGGCTAACCGCGCAATCATGACGCCTGACATGCTGGCTTGTAACGCTGTTGGCGGTTTCTCCCGTGACTTCTGGGCTGAGATTGACAACCAGGTGCTGCAGCTGCGAGATCAGGAAGTTGGCATGGAAATCGTGAACGACCTGATCGGCGTTCAGACCGTGCTGCCGGTTGGTAAAACCGCCAAGCTGTATAACGTGGTCGGCGACATCGCTGACGACGTGTCAGTAAGCATCGATGGCCAGGCGCCGTTCTCCTTCGACCACACTGACTACGCTAGCGACGGCGACCCGATTCCGGTGTTCACTGCTGGCTACGGTGTTAACTGGCGCCATGCTGCTGGACTGAACTCTGTGGGTATTGACCTGGTGCTGGACTCGCAGATGGCGAAGATGCGCAAGTTCAACCAGAAGCGCGTTAACTACTACCTGAATGGTGATTCAAAAATTCAGGTTCAGTCCTACCCTGCGCAGGGCATCAAGAACCACCGCAACACCAAGAAGATTAACCTCGGATCTGGTGCTGGTGGCGCGAACATCGACCTTACTACTGCTGACATGACTGCGATCTTCGCATTCTTCGGTAAAGGGGCATTCGGTACAACCGCGCGCACCAACAAAGTCGCCGCATACGATGTGATGTGGGTTTCCCCGGAAATCTGGGCAAACCTGGCGCAGCCGTACGTGGTGAATGGCGTCGTAAGCGGCACTGTGTTGCAGGCTGTTCTGCCGTTCGCACCGGTGAAAGAAATTCGCATGAGCTTCGCACTGAGTGGTAACGAGTTTATCGCGTACGTTCGTCGTCGTGACGTGATCTCTCCTCTGGTAGGTATGGCTGTCGGCGTTGTGCCACTGCCGCGCCCACTGCCTAACGTTAACTATAACTTCCAGATCATGTCTGCTGAAGGTCTGCAAATCACCGCAGACGATCAGGGCCTGTCTGGTGTTGTCTATGGCGCTAACCTGGCGTAAGGAAACAGCATGGCTAAATACGAAGTTGTGTGCGCATGGTTCGGCGTGAAGGTAGGGCAGGTGGTGGAGTTGAAAGAACTGCACCCAGCGCTGAAGTCTAACGTCCGTCTCATGATTGGTGAGGCAGGTGGAGAACTTACCCCGTCGACGCCTGATGCCGGTACCGGTGATAAATCCCGCAAAGAGGTTATCCAGGCTCGTCTGACTGAACTGGGTATCGAGTTTAAAGGCAATCTTGGCGCTGAAAAGCTCAGTGAGCTGTTGCCGGATGGCGAGCTCGAAAAGCTTTTCCCTGCTGAATAACAGCCGCCGCTAAGGCGGTTTTTTTTGCCCCGCTCCGGCGGGGTATTTCACGGAGTCGATAATGGTAACTCTCGAACAGGCGAAGGAGTATCTGGAGAGCCAGGGAATTACCATTCCCGATTTTGTTCTTCAGGCTCTCGTCGACCAGGCCAACAGCATTCAGGAGTGTCTAGATGCGCATTATCCGACATCGACCGCGCTGCTGATTCAGCTCTATCTGCTGGCGCTTATGGGGCTCGGGCAGGGGGACAAGTACATCTCAAGCCAGACAGCGCCGAGTGGTGCATCGCGCTCTTTCCGGTACCAGTCGTTCACCGACCGCTGGAAAGCATCAGTGAACCTGCTGCGCGGGCTGGATAAATACGGTTGTGCAACCTCCCTTATTCCTGCCGACCCTACCGCCACCCCGGCATTCGCTGGTATCTGGATCGGTAAGGGCGGCTGTATGTGCGGGGGCAAGTGATGACGTACAAATCAGTTAAGCACGGTCTGCCGCGCTCTTTCACCCGCGTCTGGGTGATGACCGACACCGGGCGGGAGACTACCGGCTACGTGAAATCGGATGGCGAGTGGATCATCAACTGTCCGCGCATCCGGGCGACTGGCGCTAAGGTGCTGCGCTGGAAGGAGGGATGATGTCATCGGTAGCGAACTGGTCATACACCGCCACTGCGACCATCTGGCGCAAGCTGGAAGGCAATGACGAATACGGCGACCCGCTGGGCTATGCCGAGCCTGAGCAAATCCTCTGTGATTACGAGGGCGGACTAAGCAAGAAGTTAGCCAGCCTGGGTGCTGAAATCGTCGTTAAAAACACCATCTGGACGGAGTTCGCGCTGGCGGCCGCCGGTGATTACCTGCTGATTGGTGAATCCACCGAGGCAGATCCGGTTTCTGCTGGCGCTGACGAGGTGCGGCAGGTTATCCGCTATGCCGACACGTTCGAGCGACTGGCGGATGATTACGGCATCCTGACTGGAGTGTAGCCATGGGTATCAAAGTGAAGGGTATCAGCCAGGCGAAAAGGAATCTTGATCGAATCGTTGGTGAAATTGAAGGGATAAAAGTCCTAAGAGCCATCAAATCAGCATTGCTCATCGTTGCGCCTGAGGCAGCGAGAATGACACCAGTTGGAAGCACATCAAACCTTATCAATTCACAGATACAGGAAGTAGAAGCCAGTGGCACCTTGGTCACAGGGCGCATTATCTACTCCGCAAATTACGCAATCTATGTGCATGAGGCGAAAGGGACCTTAAAGGGACAGCCGCGACCTTTATCACAAGGTGGAGGTAATTACTGGGATCCTGCTGGTGAGCCAAAATACCTTGAGAAGGCTGGCGATAATACTCGTTCAGATGTTGACTCTGTCGTTAAGAAGGAACTTTCGTTATGACACCCATGATGCATGAGCGGGTGCGCAACATGTTCGGCGATGCTGGGCTAACTACCGGTTTCACGGTGCAGCAGCTGATGTACGACGACCCCGGCAAGTTAACTGAGGCCGTGATGGTCTTTAGGCCAAACGGCGGGTCGAATATCCGCGCCGATCTAGGGTCCGAATATCACGTGTTGGTAGACGTCGTCGGCGCGAAAGATAAGCGCAAAGACGCGCTTAACGCCGTGCAGCGGATCGTCGATTACGTCCAGGCCAACCCAATGGCTGACGAGTGCGTCGGTTACATCCAGAACATGGGCGCAATCCCCGCGCCGGTGCTCACAGAAGAAGGGCGAATAGTCTTCCGACTCCAGTTTGCCTGCACTTACGGCGAATAGCCATTCCAACCAAATGACCCGCTCCGGCGGGTTTTCTTTTATGTAAGAGAGGAGTTTCACATGGCTAATTGCCAGAACTCGAACGAGCGCCTGTTTGGCGGCGCGGTCGTGCTGGAAGTCGCCGATGGCTGCCCGGACGTCAAGCCACTCGAGTCTGAGTGGATGTCGCTGGCCGCCGGCACGTCTAAGGGCTTCGACTTTAACCCGAACTCGGTCACCTCGGATGCGGATGACGGCGGCGGCTATGTCGAAACCATCATCACCAACAGTGACTTCACCCTTAGCTTTGAAGGAGAGGTGCGCAAGAAGGACAAACTGGATCAGTACGGTGTCGGCAAGTTCATCAAGTATTTTGCTGATGAGTTGAAGGCCAAGCGCCAGCCTGGCATCTGGGTGCGTATGGACTACGGCCCGGTCGAATTCATCGGCTACATGAACATCACGGCGCTGAGCTCTGATGGTGGCACTAACGATATCGTCACGTTCTCAACCGAGTTCAAAGTCGGCGACGCAAGCACCATCGAAGTGAACGAAATCACTGCGGTCGCGGTGACCGGTGTAACCGTAACCCCTGCAACCAGCACTGGCGCGTCAGGCGGTACCAGCACCTTCACGGTGAATATCGCCCCGGCCGGAGCAACCAATAAAGACTTCACGGTTGCATCAACCGATCCAACGAAAGCCACTGCGACCGCCTCCGGCACCACCGTAACGGTGAACCGCGTCGCCACTGGCAGCGCGCAGATCATCATCAACACCGAAGACGGCAACTTTGTTGCTGTGCACACCGTTACCGTCAGCTAACGGATATTCCAAAGGGCGGCGTGCTGCCCTTGATAATGACCGTTTACTGGATAGACCCATGACAGCATTACTCGAAATAGGTGAATTTTCCGTCAGTGATAGCCTGGCCGGCGGAAAGGACTATCTGCTCAGGCCATCTTTCGAGGCGATGACCCGTGTCGGAACGCCAGTTGAGATAGTCCATACATACGCAACAATCCACGGGAATGATGTCGCTCAGCTGATCCAGGTCTGTGCCGGAGCAATCGGCGGTATTCCTGCATGGCTTTCGCCATCCTTCAATCGTGCTGCTGAGAAACTCCTGTCGATGAGCATGCAAGTTTTACAGGCATGCTGTGAAGATGATTTGACGCCAATGATAGGCGAATGGAAGGGGTGGAGCCGATACGTTGTCTACCGCCCCGGGCAGATGCCGAAAAATGACATCATTGTGCTGGCCCAGCATCTGATGCAGCACGGTGTGGTGGGGAAGGCCAAGGTTAGACAGTTACAGCGCAATGAGACTGGCGAAAAGACGAGTGAGTTTAAAGCCTTTGACTACATCAGCGCCGCGCGCAGTCATTTTGGAATGGATCGCGCAGAAGCATCGCAGTTAACGATGACCGAGTTCCAGATGCTGTTGGCGGCGAAATACCCTGACCAGAAAGGCTTCACCCGCGAAGAATACGACAACATCGCAGATGACTATCTGAAGAAACAAGCCGCGCGTCGGGCGAAGGCAGCTAAATAACCGGAGATTGACATGGCAGGTGAGAAAAACGCCGGTAGCATCGTTTATGAAATCAGCGCCGACGTCGAGCCGCTCCTGCAGGGTGGCAAACAGGCCATTGATGCTCTGGATAAACTGGATAACGCCGCCCAGCAATCCGGCAAAGGGATGGATAGCCTCGACCAGAGTGCGTCCCAAACCGGGTCTGCTTTTACTGAGCTGGCTGGATACGCCAATTCCATGGACAACCAGCTGCGCAAGCTGAACACAAATGTGAGTGGCATTGCCCGCGCCATGGAAGAGGCCCGCAGCGGTACCGGTGGCGCTAACAGTGAGTTTAATCGCGCGGAATCCATCATCGAGGCGCTGGGTAACCAACTCGCAGTACTGGACGAGGCGCAAGAGAATGGCGCCCGCAGTGCCGCTGTCCTGGCTGCTCAGTTGCGTGCTGGCTCGAAGGCTACCGATGAAGAAAAACAGAAAATCGGCGAATTGACCGGGCGACTTTTCGACATGAAAGGTGCCACTGAAACTTCGATGGGCAGCAATAAAGGCTGGAAGTCCAGCATGCAGCAGGCTGGCTATCAGGTTCAGGACTTTATTGTGCAGGTTCAGGGCGGGCAGTCCGCACTGGTAGCTTTCTCTCAGCAAGGCTCTCAATTGGCGGGCGCATTTGGTCCGGGAGGCGCAGTCATTGGCGCAGTTCTGGCGCTCAGCACTGTCGTTGCTGGTGCGCTAATCACCTCGCTGAATGGCGGCAAGAATGCCATGGACGCGCTGAAAGATGCAGCGGAAGCGATGGACAAGGTGATCACCATATCGCAAAACGGTGTGGCAGCGCTTTCAGACAAGTATGCATATCTTGCCAAGACCAACGCGGAAGTCGCCACTCTGATGCGTAACCAGGCCCTCCTGGAGTACAACGAGGCGATCAATAAAATCCCGAAAGCAATCAGTGAAGCGTCCAGTTCATTGCTTTCCTTCGGTGATAAAGCGCTGTCAGCATTTTCAGGCGGCTACGCGTCGGTCGATGGTTTTAACGATCGTCTTGCGACACTGGAAATCACCACGGATAACTATTCCGAGGCGATGAAACAGGCCTACGGTGCCGGGCAGGCATTCCAGGCGACTGCCAATAGTATCGGCAATACCGTAGGAGCGGTGGCGGATAAGTTCGGCATCACCGAGCAGAAAGCCTTCGAACTGAGTAAACAACTTTCAGACATCGCCAAAAATCCATCACCGGAGGCGTTGCAACGTCTCGCTACTGAGCTGCAAAACACGCAGAGCTCTACCGAGAAGGGGCAGACCGCGCTTACCGCATTCATCGGGACGCTGGTTAATCTTTCGCGCGAAGCCGTAACTGCAAAAGGCAACGTAGCGGCACTTAAGCAAGAAACAGACAACCTCACTGCTGGTCAGAAGAACCTCATCAAGCAGTCTGAGAGAAATCTGGCTCTGTCCAAACTTCAGGGAGAGGCGCGCGCCAAGCTACAGGCGCAATACGCCGCCGAGGATGCTGGTTTCGCGAAGGATGACCCGCACGCCAAACAGATGGAAGAGGATGCTGCAGCTACGTACAAAAACACGCAGGCGCAGAAAACTCTCCAGTCTGAGCAGAAGAAAGGCGCGTCACAGGCTGATTCTATCGCTCAGAAACTGGCAAATCTCAAGCAGCAATCTGAACTGGCAGCCGACTCGAACAGTCAATTAAGCCGTGAGCAAGCCATCCTCAATGCGCAGCAATCGCTGGGGAATGCAGCGACACAGGCGCAAATCGATCTGGCTGGTCAGTATGCGGCTAAAAAATGGGATACGGCCAACGCAATTAAAGCGCAGGCTGCGGCTGAAAAGTTACTACCTGAAAACGCTGAAAATGCACGCTATAAGCAGGACGTTCAGGATCTGAATACTGCACTAACAGCGAAGAAAATCAGCCAGGAGCAATACAACCAGACCCAGGAGCGTCTCGAGGCAACTCACCAGGCCAGCCTTGCCAAAATACGATCCCAACAGGCTGTAACGCCTCAGCAGGAAACTGCTGGCGCCGTCGACCCTGTTCAGCAGTTAGCTAACGAGAACGCCAGGAAGTTGGCGCTTATTCAGGCTTTCGAACAGCAGGGGCTTATCACCCACCAGAACGCTCTGGCGCTTCGTAACCAGGCCGACACGCTCTATGAGCAGCAGAGAATCGCGGCACAGTGGGAGATCTGGAGGAATCAGAACTTAGGCAACCAAATGCTTGCCGCGAGTTTTGAATCTTTGGCGGGTAACGCGTCAAATGCTTTAACGGGCATCATCACCGGCAGTATGACCGCGCAAGAGGCAATGCAGTCACTTGCCAGCAACGCACTAAACAGCCTCATCAATGGTTTCGTTCAGATGGGTGTTGAGTGGGTTAAGTCTGCAATCATGGGCCAGACTGCGCAGATTGCCGCTACCGCTGCCACAACATCAGCCGCAGTTGCAGGTACTGCGACAACCACGGCAGCAAGCGTTTCATCAGCGGCTGTTACAACAGCAGCCTGGGCTCCGGCAGCAATTGTTGCATCCATCGGTTCTTTCGGTGGTGCAGCAGCTATCGGTATCGGTGCAGTGATCGCCGCAATGGCTTTGGCTGGAGGGATTGCCGGGAAGCGTAAGAATGGCGGACCGGTATCCGCTGGCTCAACATACCAGGTAGGTGAGGGAGGCATGCCTGAAATCTATCGGGCACAGAATGGCAGTCAGTACATGATCCCCGGAGACAATGGGAAGGTCATAAGTAATAAAGATATGACTAGCGGCGGCGGCCAAATACAGGTTTCCATTCAGTTTAATGATTACTCTTCTGGCGCGCATTCATACGATGCCCAGGCTACCCAAAACGGCAGCAGCCTTACCGTTCAGGCGTTCATTATGGATATGGACCAGGGCGGCCAGATGAGTCAGTCGATCACCCGAAACTTACAGGCACCACGCAAAGCAAGGGAATAACATGGCAATACCATATCCTGACTGGCTTCCACTGGCGCAGAAGGGGAAAACACCCGCTACCGACACCGGATTCAGGACAGATCAGCCAACGGTCGGCGCGCCAATTTTCCAGAAGCTCACTGATGACCTGAAAACCACTTTTTCGCTGACGTGGATTTTCACACGCGATCAGCATCGTGCCTTCATGCAGTGGATGAGAAGCCCTAACTATCTGGATAACGGCAATCAGTGGTTCACAATGCCGCTGGGAACTGGCACAGGTGATACAGGCGTAGAAGTGCAGGAGTTGCACTTCCTCTCCTGGCCTACCTGGTCACAGTCCGGGTCCGTCTTCACATGGACCGGGGATGTGGTTGCAAGGAAGCTCGTTAATTCTGACGATGAGTTTGACGACATTATCATTGAACTGCCGCCACCATGGGCATCATGGCTGGACATCATCGTGACCGGATACCCAGATGGTCGTGATCCGGAAAGTCTGCCGAGGGTGCCTTAATGCCTACTTTGAGAGAGTTTCAAAGCCAGCGACCGAACCGGGTATTGTACGAGACGATCACCTTCTACAATTCCGTGTTCGGGTACGTCAGGCTGGTGAATAACCAGATATTCTCCAAGACACTCGGCGGTCAGATTTACACCCCTTGTCGCATGGAACTTACCGAAAGCCAGCAGAGCAACACACCAATCCTCGACAGCACCGTTAAATTCAGCCGCCTGGCACAGGACTTTAAGCAAAAGCTAAAGCTCTGGAAGGCGTATTCCCGTATTACGCCGATATCCGCAACCTACCAGCAATTCGATGCGGCAGACATGGATACGGCGTTAAAGTCGTGGACCCTGTACGTCAGTGATTGCTCAATGGACGATCAGGATGTCACCTGCAGTCTTACGAAAATAAATCCACTAAACCGCAACGTAGGTCGACTGTACACGGTCGATGAATACCCGGGGCTTCAGAATGCTTAAAGATGATTTCCTCAGTCAGGTAATCGGCAAGCCCTGGAAGAACAGGGCGTGCAGTTTTGAAACCATGGACTGTTGGGCTTTAGTGGTCCTTTACTACCGGCACGTTCTCGGTATCGAAATACACCAGACCAAAGATTACGAAAGCGGCAGCGACTTTCTGACCTGTTACGACGGTGATGTGGTGTTCTGGCAGCGTACAGAGACCTTCACTGAAGGGGATATTTTCGTCGCGTGGGTTGGGAGCAACCCGGTCCACGTTGGCCTCATTGTCGACGGGAAAGCGCTACACAGCCGTGGCGAAAATGGACACGTCAGGGCTGACGCCGTTCGCACCATTCAAAAACTATTCACAAAAGTGGAGTTCTACCGGTATGCCAATCATCGAAATTCAGCGTATCCCGGGACTACCGAAAGATCGTGCTGATGTTCCTGAAGGCACTTTATTCTCAGAATGGATTGAGCAGGAAAGCTTTCACAGCGACATCCGTATCAATGTGAATGGCGTAGAGCTAGGGCCTGACGATGAGCTTGGTTTTCGTCTTAACGATGGCGATCGGGTAATCATCTTTGACCAGCCAAAGGGCGGCGGGCTGATTGGTACCATCCTGAACCCGCTGGAGCACCTCAACCCAATCAAGTTTACGCAGAAAGTTCTTTCCGGACTGATGCCAAAGCCCAATGCAAGCGCAGCCAGCGGAAACAGCAAAACATCACCAAATAACAGCCTCAAAGGCCAGACCAACATTGCGCGAAACGGTGAAGCAAAACCCGATAATTTTGGTCAAATCAGGGCATATCCCGACCTTACGCAGGAATCTCTTTTTGAGTATGTGAGCAACCTAAAATACATCACTGAGTTGATGAGTTTTGGGTTAGGCCGTTATGACATCACTTCTGTTCGCTTCTCAGAAACGAACCTTGGATCGATGGCCGGTGCAACGTATACCATTTACAACTCGGGTGCCATTATTCCGCAGGTGTTCGAAGGGTATCAGTTTGACGATGTGGACGGGCAGGAAGTGCCTGGACTGAACGAAAGTGGCGATTTCCCTGTCGAGACTGCGACCGCGACAACTGTCATCAGCGGGGTTTATGCCGGCGGCCAGATAGCAATGAAAATTGTTAAGCAGGCTTCCTTCGACTACTTTGCTGATCTGGCATTCCCGCACCCGGTCACTTTTACGATCAACGTGTCGTATCCTATTGCTGGCGGCGGTACAAAGACAGAGGATATAACTCTGTCTGCAAACCTCATTGGCTTTGCAGAGACCAACAATGGAGCTGTAGTTAACCCAATTTTCTACTACACCTTCACATTCGACCGTCTTAATGGTCCAAACGTCCCGATCGAAAGCGCAACCATCAACACCACTAAATTCATCCTGAATGACAATGCTGCGCTGATTGTGGGTCCGTTCTTCTCCCCGCTTCCTTCAAGCCAGTTGTGGCTCCATACGCAGTCTGGACTTGGTGGTGATAGTGAGACTAACTGGAAGGTGACGCTCTGGAAGGTAGACGACGATAATGTGCAGATCCCCGGCACGGAGCAGACATTTACCTACAGGCAAACGACGCCGCATGATCATACGTCGGAGACGTTCTATCGCACCGATAAAATCACACCTACAGGCGGATATGGCCGGTACGCCATCTCGTTCCAGCGCACAGATAACAGCAGTGATGCCAGCAAATTGCAGGTAGAAGAAATCCATGCGGTCAACGTGCGAACCAACGTCGTTCATCCTGACGACACACTGGTGCTGGTGAAAGTCAGAGCGACGGAGAACGCCACTGGCTCACGTGACAGGAAATATAACGCTCTGATCACTCGGCATGTAATCAGCTACAACATGACCACCCAGCAGGTCGATTACACGATTCGACCATCGCGAAAGTTTGCCGACATTGCCATTCATAACTGGCTAATGGTCGGTGAGCAGCCAGAATCCAGCATAGACCTGTACGGCCTGTATCAGATTCAGGCTGAAATTGACTCAATTGACCCTCGCCTGGGCTACTTCGATTACACCTTTGATGATGAAGATGTTTCGCTTGGTTCGAGGATGGAAAGCATCTGTGATGCCGCGAGCGTTGCTGTATATGACGACAACGGCGTTCTCTCGTTCACGCGGGATAGCCGCAAAAGATCCGCTGCTACAATTTTCAACCAGTCAAACACAAAGCCAGACGGATACTCAATTTCATACGACATGACGTTACCTGGGGGTTATGACGGCGTTGAGGTTCAGTACAGGAATCCTGATACCAACAAGCAGGACTTTGTCCGGTATAAGGTTTCCGGTAGCAGTATCGCAGAAGGACAGCCAACAAAGGCCAAAAAGTTCGAAATGCTATACATCCGGAACAGTTTCCAGGCAAACGAGAGAGCGCTCAGGGAATGCAAGCGGCTCATCTATTCCAGGATGACAATGGCATTAACAGCTATGACTGACGGAGAGTGGGTGAATATCGGTGACATGGTTCAGGTCCCGGACACCTATGACACCAACCAGCAAGCGGGATACATCGTCTCACGAAACGGTAACGACTTTGAGACCAGTGAACGAATCAACTTTGCTGGCTCGATGTTTGTGCAGGTAACAGACAGCACAGGAGCCACCACAGCCCGCTACCCAGCCCAACCAAGAGCAGATACACCGTTTGGCTTCTCGGCGGCGGTGCCATCCATTCAGCTCAATCTCTACGATGGATTCGACGTTCAGTCTCCATCCCGATACGTAATTGCTACCTCTGAAGAGCTTGATGCCGGGCAATGGACGATTACTGCAAAACAACCGGATGGAAAAGGGGGGACAGGACTGACCCTTGCCGAGTATAGCGACGCCATCTACCAATAAGTTCAATCCCAACCATCACAACCCGGCCATCGCGCCGGGTTTTTTTTATGGAATAAATATGGCCACAATACCTACTCAAGACGCTGTCCCGAGCGAATCTCCACGCGATTTGAAATTCAATGCAGGGAAAATTGATGAGTTTGCAACGTCATTAGCTCAGCAGTTCATTGATCGTTTCGGAAATGCCCACTACACGATTGAAGGTCTGAAGCAGCTTGTTCTGCAGCAGATCTATAACCTTGGCTGGAACCTTAAAGGTACATTCCAGGGGGGCGGGACGGTGACGGCGGCAGGTGATCTTTTACAGGACACAACTTCGTTAATCTGGTACCGGTGGGATGATATTTCTACTCTCCCAAAAAACGTACCCTCTGGCTCTACACCTGCTTCTGCTGGTGGTACAGGAGCTGGGAAATGGCAGCCTGTAGACGTAGCTGATGTGTTGCGTAAGGACCTGGCTAAAACCACTGGCGCAACGCTGGTTAATACCTCTGACAATAGAAATGTCCAGGAGTGGCTAATTGCCCTTGATAGTGCAGAATATCGCGCTAAAAACATCAGGAACCTTACTTCTTCGCACTATAAATTACGCCGTAAAGCTGGCTTAAAAATTCTGTGTCAAGGCGACTCAATTACCGCTGGTTATGATGTGGTCACGCCAGATTCAATAGCACCCGGTAGTGATACAGTTTCAACTGGCGATACTTTCCGCCATGCCAGCATGACCTACCCTAAATCGATTCTTAATACGCTTCCGATTCTTTCGGGATGCCCTGTGACAGTTATTGTACGTGCGAAATCAGGTTATACCGCTTTTCGCGCTTACCATGAGCCAGGCTGGCAAACAAACCCTAATTGCGACATCGTATTTCTGATGTATGCAATTAATGACACTGCGAATACTGATGGACAGACGTATGACAGCTATATGGATAATATGGAAAAGTTTATTCGCCGTTTAATTAACTGGGGCATGGGTGTAGTGCTTTGCAGCCCTGCAAGCGGTGGTAACGGTGAAAACAACCCGTTGTGGCAGTTGTGGGGTGAATCGATAAGGAATTTGGCTTCAGTATATGGCTGTGCATATTTCGCTGCTCATGAGATCGGTTATAACCGACAGTTTGGAGCAATACAAAGTGATGCTGTACATTTTAACAGTAAAGGTTATGCGGTTTTAGGTGAAGCAATGATTTCAATGCTTCTTGGTGGAGGACTGCTTCAGGGTAACAGACAAATATCTTCTGAGGTCCATACATGGCCAGGAAAACAGTCGGATCAGGTTGGGTTTTATGATGTTTATTCAAACCTGGTTTTGAGCTATCAGGACAGGGCAGCAACCTTGCAAAGAATTTTCGGTGGTTTTCCCAACAACACTCCATCTATGGCAACGTTCAGCTTCTTTTTAGATGCCGAGGCTGCTGAGATTGATTTGCAGGGATATTGGGATGATAACCAAATATCCATCGTTACCGATGGGTGGTATGCCGGAACCGTTCCAACTTACGCTTATTCCACCCCCCGGTCCAGCCTGTGGGAAAATGATTATAGCGTCCAGTCAACTGGCAAATTCCTGAGAAACAGGACTGCCAAGAAGCTTGATTTATTACCCAAGCGTGCGGCAACCCTGATTGGCAGGGGCTGGAAAACAATCGCAATTTTTAACAATCTTTCAGGAACAACTACCGGCGTGGCAAGCATTCAAGGGATTACCATTAGGCCAATCCCTGTGCATCTTGCGACACCTGAAAAGGGTGTTCAGAAAGGTTTCCGTGAGGCTACAATGATTCGCCTTCCTGATATGGTTATAGGCGATCCAGGAGTTACCCCTGCCGCGTTTTCACTGTCAGCCATCCAACTGCCTTTGCCTACTGACTTACACCCCAGAACCAACGATAACAGAGTTAATTATTTAGACACTGGCGTTGCGAAGTTGCGTATAAACTGCAAGGGGGGGACGCATGGCAATGCTTATCTGGAGGCTGTTTTAACGAAAATCGCAAACAATACACAATTTTTGGTAACAGTGGTTAGCTCAACCGGTACGTGGCCGTCAATTACTGCTAGGCAGATTGGTAGAAACATGTCAGTACCATATGCGGTAAATGCAGCGGGATCGGGTCAGCCAATCAGAGACATTCGAGCCATAGGTGACATCTTGGTAGATGATCCTGTGGAAAACGGATATTGGCTGGCACTGGCATTTGACTGGACAGCTGTAAGTGGGGGGGCAAAGAACGGTTACTATTCCGTTGAGCTTGAATCCTCAGCATATGGTTCTGGGGCTGTAGCTATGGTTGCCGTGTAAAAAAAAGGCCGCTTATGCGGCCTTTACTTCATTTAATGCTGATTTTATTTTATTGGTCCATATATTGTACCCATCAGCATTGAGATGTATCCCGTCTGGTAGGTAATATCGTGCATTGTCATTGGACTTAAGCTCATTAGGGGCTTCTATCAATACACAGTTTCGATATTTTTCACAAAGAGAGGCCGTGAATTGATTAATTTCTGAAATTAGTTTATTACCTCCCTTATGCATTTTTTCCACTGTAGGGATTGTCTGAACGAAATAGAAGGTCTGGGCTTTAGCCGCATTTTCAAAATATTTCGCAAATGAGGTGCGCGTTTCCTTCACACCCCTCCCGCCAAGCGTGTCATTTACACCACCCTCAATAATAACCGCTTTATATTTTGAGATATCAGTCTTCTCAACAAGCGCGTTGATCCAGTTTACCGTGTATCCACCAACACCCATATTGACGTATTTAACACCAAGCGCGTATGGGCTCATACCCTGCACCAATGAGTCCCCAAAGAAAATGTAATCACCATCTGCTTGCCTGGCGTTGATGTCCTTGAAGAACAGCATAGTGTTCTGGAAGATGCGCATGTCGCTTGGTCGCTCTGGCTGGACCTTATCTGCGCGCTCATTACTGGTTAACTGATAAACGTTAACGACGATGGATGCCACGAGGGCAGCGATCACAACTTTAGTCTTCATTTAAATTTCATTTCGTAACTGAATCAATAGAGTTAATAGTATCACCCCACCATAGGAACAGTCACCGCTTGATCTCCTTTGCTGATTAATAAAACCGTGTTTATACATAGCAACTGCTGGAGACTATCATGGATCTTATCACCTGATGGTAAAGATACGGAAAGGGTGGTGTTGTTTTGCGAGGTTAGGACCAAATCGTGTAGGCAATCAAAATAATTATTTTTTGGTGAGGTGCTATAATTCAAAAAAATGGAGCCGTATTGGCCCCAAATTATTAATGAATCTCAGCAATCTCTTTAGATAGTTTATTAGATAGGTACATAACACCCTGGAGAGTAGAGTGGGTGCTATCGTAAAGGAGTGGTGACTTGTTGCTTATCACCGAGCAAGTTTTCTCTTCTTCATTGCACATGCCGTTCTTTATATCAATAAATGAAATACCGTTAAAAGAATTTGTAATGTCTTTAATCTTACGGTTCAGCTCCATTTGAGTTGCTGATTCATCATATGCATATTTTTCAACCGGAATGGCTAGGCCATGCGCTTCATAAATTATCCTTGGGAGTGGTCGCTCAAAGCTTTTACTTCCAACAACAAAGATATGGGCATTGGTTACGGCTCGTAGATTTGATAATGACTGCCTGAGAGCTGGCATTGCGTAGTCTCTCCAGTTCATGGATACAACAATAGCATCTGCTTTTTCAACGATAGGGTCTTTGAACACATTGCCGATATCTACATCACATAACTCAGGCTTAACCAGGCCATTTTGTATGTCGTAAGATGATGCATAAAGAGAGTTACGCTCTTGTTGATCCAAGAAGAATGAACCACAGTTTGAAGTTACAATCCTTGCCCTTATCTGAGCTCTTTCATGAACCTTAGATTCCAGCATAATATTCACAAAGTCCCCGGCTGTAGAATCCCCGATCACAAGAACCTTCCTCCCATTGCTGGTAAAATCTTTGTTTAGCTTCTTGATACTTTTCCAGGTATATACGCCGAATTCTTCGGCCTTAGGATCCATCATGGATGCGTTATAAATTGATTTCGGCATCTGATAGGCAAATCCGTTACCAACAAGAACAAAAGCTGCCGCTGCAGCTGCGACAGGCGTAACCGACAGAAGCCTTGAACTTCGGCGCTTCTCAACCACCTGGTAACTAATAAATCCAATAAAAATCGAGATCATCAGCCCGTACATCACGCCGATATCAACATTGTTGATATAGCAATAAACCACTACCGGCCAGTGCCACAGGTATATTGAATAAGACCATTTTCCAACGAGGACGGCAGGCTTGAATTTAGACAATAATCCTTGATGGTTAGCGCAAAGATAAAGACACGCGCCAAAAACAGGAAGTAACGCCATATACCCAGGCCAAAGGTCTTTGGATGAAACTAGGAAATATGAGCACACAATAAGCGCAATGCCAGAGTAGTGCATTACCCTTGAGGTTGTTCCACTTCCAGAACGTACAAAGACATACGCGATTCCGCCTGCAAACATCTCCCACGCCCTGCTAGGCAGCAGGAAGTAGGATGCAGTAGGCCATATAGCAGAGGAGTATACGCTTAATGCATAACTTGATACTGCCAACGCAATGAGAGAGTATCCAAATCCTTTACCTCTTACCATCTTGAACAAAGCCAAGATTATGAATGGGTAAATAAGATAAAATTGCCACTCTGCAGATAATGACCACGTGTGCAATAGCCATTTCTCATGTGATGCAGCGTCAAAGTATCCGGCTTCGCTCCAGTAGACAAAGTTAGAAATAAATAAAATACTGGATATAGCGTGTTTTGAAAGTGCCGCATACTCAAGTGGTGGTAATTTAAACCAGCCAAAAACAATCAAAGAAAGACACAACACGCTCAGGGCAGGGACAATTCGCTTTGCCCTTGATAGATAGAATTTTGGGATTGAGAATTTATTGGAACGAATTCCCGAGCTTATAATCCCTGTCATCAGATAGCCAGATATGGCGAAGAAAACATCAACACCAGCAAACCCACCTGGCAGAGTTGATCCGCTGAAGTGGAAAATCACAACGGCTAGAACGGCAAAGGTTCTTAACGCGTCTATATCCGCACGATAATTCATTTATAAATTTTCTCTTGCTATTTTTTCTTAAACAAAGCGGTTAGTTTTTTGTAATCCATCTGCACCCATACAGCGATCATAAGTAACTCAACGATCAGCATGACGCTATCTCCACGGGAAAACCCAGAAACCAGAGCGATGGCACTTAGCAGGGCAGCAAATGGACAACGAAGTCAATAGTCTTCTTAACCATAATTCTCAACCAGATAGTTCAATGCTAACAGCATACCACTGGCAAGACACTTGATCACCAATTACAATCCATATTACTGTATATACATACAGTAATTATTGGAGGGTATCATGCCTCGCAAACCAGATATCAATGCAGCGTTCGTCTCTGCCGTTCAGCTCAACCAGAAAGGCTATCGGTACCTGCATACAGACGACTTCATCCGTGAACTGAGAAATGCCAACTGGCACTTTAGCCAGGCGGATGCAAACCAGTGGATTGAGCGCAACCAGACCGACTTCTGTGACAAAACGCCGGACTTTAGCGAGAACAGGTACTGGATACTCCGCAATATGGGGAGGGTCTACTAATGGGATTCCCATCACCTGCAACCGATTATGTAGAAGACAGACTGACGGTCAATAAGCTATGCGACATCGATATTAACTGCCGCGTTATAGAAACTAACTGCGGCTGGGCGGTAATCAACATATCGTTGAAGCCTGAGCCTGGTGGGGTAGTTTTGGCTACCTATGACGGACGAAACCACTTCGTCAGGTTAATGGGCTCGGCGTTAATAACAGAGGATGGTGAAGCGATTGAGGGGGATGCACTGGATGATGTCGTGGTGCACGGAGTCGTAACGCACACCATTAACCGGATGAGGGAAGATAGCGGGGTGGTTTGATGGGGCATGGGTGGGGCATAAAGAAGCACTCGTTCTAAGGTGAACTTAGACGACTAATGTTTTCGACGACTCTAACCATCTGTTATTTGGTGCGCTCTTGGACGATCTTTGTCGATTATGAAAAATGTATGCTCATGTGATGAGCATGCAGGTGTAGGTTTTGTAACCTGTTGTTAATTACATCCGATCTCACCGCGTGGGGCATGGATGGGGCAAACTCACTCAATTTCTGGTT